GTCCCCGCAGGATTCGGATTCTCCCGACAGGGGAGCGAGTCACCGTCACCGGCACAATTTCAGGGAGCAGCGATCGCCCGGAGATGGGTTGGAGGGAGTCCGACGTTGATACCGGCGGGTGCTTTTGTTAACCTTTTTATAAAGGAGGAAATTACAAGAAGTGTATAAGACGAGGACCCTTAGTACTGACAAAGGAGATACGCCAGGTTTGACCTGGACGTCCAGTTCATCTGGAACTCTCCCTAAACCGGGCTCAACTCCGACCGCCGCTCAGCAAGTTATTCTTGATATGCTGACGGAAGATGGTATCAAAAAATGGTACCTTTATGGAAAGAGCAAAGCTACGGTAACAGTCTCCATGCCTGTGTGGCAAGGATCAGAGATGATACAAGGGACAACCAAACCCAAACCGCATTTTAACGCGGTGGAGCATCAAAAATCAGTATGCTTCAATTACGCCAGAGCGGCGTTGGTTGGGTCACAGACAGGAACCATGTACCATGTAAGGTATAGGCGCTTTGCTGTGCCTAATGGGATCACCATTCCTGGTGAAAGAAATCCCGTTAGTTGGTCTGCGTTCGATGGAGCGCAGCGTCGAGCATGGTGGTCAATGCAACCGCGGTTCGAATCAGAGATCCAAATGCTCAATTTCATTTACGAGCTTAAGGATTTTAAACGACTTGCCAAATTCCTGGTTAATTTTAAAATCATGGAAATGGGCAAAACTCTGAAACGGATGAGACGCAAGCTTAGGGCATACTGGGCGGAAACCCGCCAACAATCAGTTGCCCAAAATGCTGGGATAACCCTAGCTGAGATCACTAGAGCTGCAGCAGAGGCGAGGTTAGTGGAGAGTTTTGCAATAAGGCCTTTAATAAATGACCTGTCCGCAATCTTCACAACTTTGGCCCAAACCGTAGAATCAGCGCAACAACAGTTTGCTGACAGGGGGAATTTACATCAACTTTCCCACTATTCAGAAATAGGTGAGGATACCCGAACCTTAACTTCTGGATCGAATAACTCGTGCATGATTAAAACGGGTTCTCAGCAAGCTAGTCTCTTCACTGCTACAATGCAGTACTCTTATCGCTATAAAATGCGGAAGGGATGGGACTTGTTTATGCGTGGCTATGGACTGGAGTTCGATGCTGAGGTATTATGGAATGCTTTGCCATTTACCTTTTTGGTCGATTACGTTTATCAAATCGGCCGAGCAATACACTTTATGAAGTCAGATCCAAATGTGTTTTTGAAGTTACATCAATACTGTGAATCTATATTGATGCTTGATACCAATGGTATTTTCTTCGACACTACTGACTCCAAATCTCTGAACCTCTATGTGCCTTGTTCTAAATCGGCCATTGGTTCGCTCGTCCCGCTTTGCGGATATAAACGAGAGAGATACCGACGTCGCGTTTGTTCTCCCAATAAGGGCGTGGCTTTGCCACGGATTAAAGGTCCCTCAAAAGGCCAAATTTGGAACGTCGTTGCGTTAGTGCGTTGCTTGTTTCTTTAAAGTACATCATGACCTTCTGGCATTGTGCCAGCGTTTCCCTACACGTTACGTAGTTAATCATTAATAACATATAAGGAGTAAGACCATGGGACTTTTGACAAACCCAGTCGTTCTCGTAGATGGTGCAGTAGCAAATCGCACCTTCTCTTTCCGTTCCCAGCAACCCGATAAAAAGGCAGTCGTCGGCGATTATATTGAAGATGCAGCTGCAATAGCTGCTGAATCAAAAATCGTTGTTAAACATGACGCAACTGGGGCGGTGCATCGTCACTTACTGCAGAGGACCATTAAGTTGGTTCCTGCAGCTGCTACTGATGGAGTGAGACGTCGAATGACGTTCAACTATACCATCATGGCAGATCCACTGTTCACTGCAGCCGAAGTTAATAACGAATTCGTGCTTACGCAGGACCTGTTGGACGAGGCAGATGTCTGTGCGGGTCTACTTGCTGCCAAGCTTTAATGCTATGGACGCGATAGATCTTTACAGGCACCTAATGGACGAAATAACTGTCCATGCCATATCATTGGCGATTTATGTACGAGAACTTTTAGAGGTTCTTAGGAGTCTATGGCTGGAGGTCTAGCATGGGATTCACCCACGTGAACCGGAAGAGCCAAAGATTGAAGCCCATTGCGGGCAGGCGATCTGATGAGGTTAGCGATTTTGCCAAGAAGCACGACGTTGTCGTGAAGTATCTTCTGGCAATGCTCGCAGATTGCTGTAATAATTTAACTTCGTACGGACATGTTGACTTTGAGCGCGATAGTGAAACAATTCGCACTCGATTTGCTCATGAAGGTCTTAGTTTCGCAACTAGGACCTTACCTGCTTTCTTCGATAGTATTTTAAATTATCTTGAAACAGGAGTATCGTACTACCCGTCGTTTAAGCTGACGAGCCGCGGTTACCCTGCATTTCTGCAGCAGCTGACGCGTACGGTGTATGAGCGTCCTTACGAACAAGATACGGCAAAATACATGCAGCATTTATATCAACTGTGTGTATCCTTCAAAAAATTAAAAGGGCCGTATCGAAAAGGTGTACTCGACTCACAACAGGCCGAGTTCGTTAAAGTTGATAGGTCCTTACCGAAAGAGTTTGGACCAATGTGTTTCGAGTCTCAGATTATAGACCGAGCATCGAAGATCATAGGCGAAGTTGTTAAGGGATTGAATCCATTTGATCCTGACCAAGCTGAAAGATTTGTGCCAAGACCTGGCCCCGGTGCAACAAACACGCCAACCGAAACTCACGAGAGATACCGACCTCACGTGAAGTACACCAACTTAAATGAAGATTTTCCGTACGATGAGTGGTTTCATCCACCATCTACAACCCAGCAAATATCTCGCTGGGATCTTCGAGTCGGAAAGAAACGTCGATTCTCAGACTTAATCGAGAAGTCGGCGCCAACCGCTAGGCTGAAGTTTGTTTTTAAAACATTCGGTAAAGCCCGCGGTATATGTATAGAAGAATTGGAAGCGCAATGGTTGCAACAGGCACTCAGAAGAGGCCTGTATGACGTAGTTGAGCACCATCCAGTAACTAAAGGGAAGGTGAATTTTACAAATCAACACATCAATGCAGTTCTTGCGTTGAAAGCTTCCTGCGACAGGAGGAAAGCGACGATCGATATGTCGTCCGCCTCCGACAGAATCGCTAGGTGGTTAGTAAGGCGACTCTTTTGCAAAAATACTGAACTTTGCAAAGCTCTGTTAACTTTATCTACAGAGAGAGTCGAGCTGCCCGGTAAAAAGTTTCCACTGGTGTTGAACAAATTCGCACCAATGGGCAGTGCACTCTGCTTTCCAATCATGGGATTAGTCCATTACGCACTGATTTCATCGATAATTTTCTTCTTTGGTCCTCCGCATTTAAAGTTTTCTGACGTCCACGTTTATGGCGACGACATCATTGTCGACAGCGATGTGGCCGAACTGGTTTACCGCTACTTACCTTTGTTCGGTATGAAATTGAACAAGGAAAAGAGCTTTTACAACTCCTACTTCAGGGAATCATGCGGAATGAATGCCTATTTAGGCATGGATATCACCCCGACACGGTTCAAGTCCGTTGTCAAATTCCCACCCCGCAACGATGAATTGATCTCGGCCCTCCAAAATGAGGGCGCCTTATACAGAAAAGGCTTCTACGAGATTGCAAAGTTGCTTCGAGCTGAAATCCTACACTTACGGGCTTTTCGGGCTGAGTTCTTCCCGAAGGTTCACTGTGAATCTGGTCTTCTCGGTTGGATAAGAGAAGATTTCGATGCGATGCCACGGTTTAATACCGTGTCCCGTTGGAACAAGCACATTGGTGAAAGAGAGTACAAGGTGTGCGTCCTTGTCGAAAGACGAGAAAAGCCTCCTTTGCTGTCTGACGTTGATGGTTACTTGCGTAACTTAACGGTGAAGACCGAAAGCGACGCAAGGCAAGTGGGTGGTAATCCTGGCGAATTACAAATTCGTAGGAAGTGGGCTTTTGCTTCAGAAGCAATTCCGTTAAGACCCCAGACAAAATTATGCCTGGATAGGTTCTTCGGAGGGCGTTTGCCCACCGCTGCAGTTTATCCCGTTTCAATCAGGGACGAATGCAGAGCGGCTCTGCTTGCTGAGATGGAGGCCCCAGGAGCTCAGGCGTCAGCTCAAGTGTTATGAGGACGCCCGGGCGGGTGCGCGCTGGTGAGATAGTGAACTCATCATCGTGATTAGGGATAAATCCCAAAATCAACGAGGGCACG